CTCGGCCAGGATCGCCGGGATGGCGTTCGTTACGCGCAGGGGCAACCCGAGGGCGAGAAGGCGCCGACGGCCGGCTTCGGCTTCGGCTGCCAGAACCTGGATGCGTGCTGCGTCGATACCGAAATCCTGCGCGGCGCGCGCGGCCAGGATGTCGGAAAGCGCGTCCGCGGCTTCGGCTGGGATCGTGTCGTCGGCCGGGAAGAGGTAGGTGCGCGCGTTCGTCAGCTCGGCCAGCAGGCCCGGCAGGATCGCGGTGACGCGCCCCTTGTAGTCGAAGATCAGGCGCTTCAGCACGTCCTGCGCGGCCTGAGCGCGCTGGGCGAGCAGCGCCACCTCATCCGCCCCGAGACCGAAATCCGAAGAGGCGCGTGAGGCCAAGACACTCGCGAGCGCGTCGAACGCCTCCGCGGGGATCGGCTCCTGGATCGGCAGGTAGACGCGGGTCGCGACCAGTTCGGCCAGGACCTGCGGCGCGAGCTCCGTCATGCGGACCAAGGCCTCGGCCTCGGGCGTCTGGCCGAAGCCGACCTCCCCGAGCCGGATCATCGCGCGGACGGTCAAGTCGTTGAGGGTCAGGTCGATGGTCGGCGCGACTACGCCGGTCGCGCGGTCGAAGCCGGTCTCGCCGAGACGCGCGAGAGCGCGGTCGATGACCTGCGCTTGCGTGTGCGGGGAGGCCGTGAAGGCCGCCCCCGACGCGACCGCCGAGCCGACGCCGACCTCGCTCAGCCGGGCGAGAACCCGGGCGGCGAGATCGGCGCGCGTGTAGGAGAAGCCGGCCATCAGCCCTGCGTCTCGGCCTCGGCGAGGTCGCGGGCGTGCTGCTCGGCCTCGTCCTTGGTCAGCCGGTCGGCAACGACCTCCTCGCCCTTGAGGACAGCGAAGCCGTCCTCGCCGCGGGGCTCGACCGAGTAGACGCCGAAGCGACCCGGCGCCTGCTCGGCGTTCCGGGCGCGCTCCTCCGACAGCTCGGCGACGCGATCCTCGGCGGCCTTCTTGCGCAGGCCCTTCGCGACCTCACGGCCCTCGGGGTCCAGAACGCGGAACCAGCCGCTGCCGGTGGCCTCGATGCGGAAGCCGTCGAGGTCCTCGTCGTCGTCCTCGCCGTCCCCGCGGTCGTCCGGCGCGGGGGCGCCGGTGACCTCGAAGAAGCGGTTGCCCTGAGCGGCCTTGATCAGCCCCTCGTCTTCGACCGAGACGGCCCGGCCGGGCTCGAAGGTGACGCCGCGCCATTCGACCGGGCCGTGCGCCTCGCCGATGAACTTCACCGTCGGCATGGACGCCTCCTCAGGTATTGTAGTCGAGGAAGACGTCGAACGTGGCGCCGGCAACCTGCGTCGCTGCCGCCGCGCCGATCGTCGCGAAGATCGTGTCGTCGGTCAGGTACTCCTGGCCCTTCGGAGCGGCGCCGACGGCGAGCTCGGCCTGACCACCGGCCTGACCGACGTTCGAGGCGTTGAAGAACCGGGTCGGGCTGGTGGAGTCGCCGACGCTCAGCGTGATCGCGGGCGACGCATTGCTGTCGAGCTTCTGCGCGAATAGCAGGCAGTTCCGGATCCGGGCGCCCTGCGGCACGCGGAACAGCCGGATCACGTCGCCGGCCTGGAGGGTCGGACCGAGCGTGAAGCGGGCGTGGCCGGTGACCGGCTGGCCGGCGGACAGAGAGGTGCGCTGGACAGGCGCCTGCGCGTTCGCGTGGGTGTACGTCGCCATGGCGGCGATCCTTTCGATCTGAAGAGAGAGGGAGAGCGAAGGCGGCGGGGCGCAGCGGCCCCGCCATCAGGATCACGCCGGGTCGACGCTCGCGCCGAAGCCGGTCACCACGCCCCAGTCCTTCAGGGTCACCTGATCGGGGAGCTTGAACCAGGTCTTGCCGACGCCGTAGGCCATAGTGATGCCGCGGCCGTCGTAGTGCTGGTAGTCGGTGTCCTCGAGGTGCGTCTCCTTGGGCTCCTGCGCCATGACCATGCACAGCGCCATCTTCCCGCAGAGGTAGCCCGGGCTCACACCGATGCCCGAGGCGCCGGCGCCCGCGAAGCCGGTCAGCGTGTCGATCTCCGGCACCTCGCGGATGATGATCTTGTCGTAGAGCAGATCACCGTCGTTGAAGAGCGGGTTGTCCTTCCACCGGCCCTCGCGCGGGCGGGCGTCCTTGTTCATAGCCGTGATCTTCGGGTCGTTCTTGATGTCCATGAACCCGTTGGTGCCCAGGAACAGGACGTAGCCCTCGTATCCGTCCTCCATCACGAGGGACGAAATCTTCGGCGAGCCCGGCATGGGCTTCTTGGCCATGGCCTTCATCTTGTCGATCATCGACGTCGACCAGCGGTCGTTCACCGCGTCGATGTTGGCGAGCGAGCCCGCGAACGAGCCTGCAACCCGGTTGCCGTTCGTGCCGGTGTTGGCCGCGCCCCAGAGGATGCGGTCGGCATTCGAGGTCATCCAGGTGTTGAGCTCTGCGGCCGAGGCCTCCGAGAACATGCGGCCGTTGACGCGCCGGCCTTCCTTGCCGGAGTAGCCGATCGGCGCCGCCTCGATCGGGATGGAGGCGAGCGCCTTGACCATCTCGTCGCGCTGGAGGGTCGCGGCCCACTCGCCGAGCAGCGGCCCGGCGTAGTCGTAGATGTCGAACGACATCTTCTTGAGCTCGGCCACCGACTCCTTGACGGCGTTGCGGGCCCAGTCGATCCAGAACCGCGAGCCGCTGTTCTGCACCGCCTCTTCCTGACCGGAGAGCAGGCCGTTGCCGACGCCCGCCGCCTTCAGAGCGGTGATGAGCGGGATGTTGACTTGGTCGCCGCCGGTGCGCCCGCGCAGCGGCCAGACGCGGATGACGGAGTTGGCGCCCGCGCCCATGTAGGGCTTGAGCATGTTGCCACGCACCATCTCGCGCGTGACGTCCTTCTCGAACTGAATGCCGCGGTTGTTCGCGACAGCCTGGGTGACGGCCATGGCCGTGTCCTTTCAGGGAGGTGCGCGCTAGCCGGGTCGACCGCGCCGCGCGACTTCGGTCATGAAGAAGTCCGCCACGCTCTCGTCGCCGCCGGACCCGTCACGGGTCGCGGTCTCGCGGTTGAGAGACGGGGGCAGACGGCTGGGCTGGGGCGTGCGGCCCGGGACGCCGGTCTGGACGGGCGTCGCCTGATGGCGGCTCGCTTCGATCGCCCGCGCGAGGAACGCGGGGTCTTTCAGGGCTTCGTCTTGGACCCGCTGGCGGTAGGCCGCGGGATCGGAGCCGAACTCGCGTTCGGCCGCGATGGTGCGATGGACGTGCAGGACCGCGAGATAGGGGTCCCGGCTCTGCGGCGAGTCCCGCTGGTTGAGCGCGGTGGCGAGGGCCATGGCGATGGGATGGCCCTGCTGGGCCGCCTCCATCACCTCCTTCCACGCCCCGTGCAGCTTCTCGGGGCCGCCGGCGACGGATTCCGCCCGGTATCGGGCGGCCTCCATACGGGCCTCGTGCTGCTGCTGCTCAAGCTGTGCGAGACGCTGCTCCAGGGGAGACAGCTTCTGCTCGGCGCGATGGTCGAACCGCTGGTCGATAAAGGCGTTCGGATCCTGCGCCTCCCAGAGGTTCTGGCTCTGCAACTCGGCCTCGGCCGCCCGGCGGCGCTCGGCCTCGTCTCGCTCCTGCTTCTCGCGCCGCAGCTCGGCCAGCTCCCGCTGCTCCTCACGCCGCTGCGCCGCCATCTCGTTCAGGCGCCACTGGGGCACCCAACCGGCGGGCGGCTCGCGGGTCGCGTCCGGCTGCCGCGGCTGCGGCTCCGGAGTGGGCTCGGGCTGCGGCTGCTGAGCACTGCCCTGCGGCTGGCCACCACCATCCTGACCACCGCCCTGAGGCAGACCGCCTTCCGGCGCGCCGCCCTGCGGGTTGTGGTCGGCCTGCGGCTCCGGAGCGGTGTCACCCGCGCCCAGGGCCGACATGAAGGTGTCGTGGCCGCCTGCGTCCAAGTCGTTCATGATGTTCCTCGCGTGTCGTGCGATGACGTGGGTTCACCCCGTGACGCCGGGCGTGACGGCTCGCGTGTCGTGCTGAGCGGACGTGAGTGCCCCGTGTCGTGGGGCGGACGAACTGGTCAGAGAGGCACGCCGGGCGGCGCCGGCAGCGCCTGCGGCGGCAGGCCGGGCATCGTCGGCGCGCCCTCGGCGTAGGGCGCCTCGGAGCCGTCGTAGGGCGTCGGCTCCGGCGGCATGAAGCGCAGCGCGGTATCCATCTCCTTCGCCGTGGCGTCGGCATGCTGCCGGCGCGTCCGGGCGAGGGTCTCGGCGGCATCGGCACCGGCACGGGCACCGTCGGCCTGCGCGGCACCGGCGTCGGCACGCAGCTTCTCGGCCCGGGCCTGCGTCTCCTCGACCTTGGCGGCCGCGCCCTGAAGCTGGAGATGCTGCGCGGCCTCGGCGGCCGGGTTCGGCTGGCTGGCCTGCTGGAGGTAGCCGAGCAGCTTGTCCTTCGTCGCCTGGGGCAGGCTCGCGAGCTCGATGATGATCTCGGGCGGGATCGGCTTCCCGGCCTGCGCCATGCCGGGCGCGAGCTGCATCAGCGCGTCGAGCGTGTCCTCCATCAGCGTCTGATGGTCGGGCCCCTCGTCGATGATGATGTCGACGTCGAGCGACCCGAGCGCGTTCTCAATGATCGGCCGGCCGGTCGCGGGATCCACGCCCAGGCGGTTCACCGCCAGGAATTGTGCGAGTCCCTGATCGTCCGTCACGCGGATCCAGCGCTGCGCAGTCCAGTACCGCTGCACGGTGTTCCACACCGCGCGGTAGACCCGCATCTTCCAGTCCCGGTAGCCCAGGATGTACGGGCCCAGCTCGGCGATGCCGGCTTGCTGGAGGAGCTGAAGCGCGCGGCCCGAGGCCGAGGCCGGCGCGGATCCGACGAGGCTCGGGTTCGGCCCGAACGTCTCGATCATCGCCTTGGCTTCCTGCAGCATCTGCAGGTTGCCGGAGACCTGATCGGCGTTCGAGACCTGCTCGATCTCGACGCCGGCCGGCGGGTCGATGATGCCGTCGTTCTTGTGCAGCTCGGCGCGGAGCTGCGCCTTCTTGTCTGGATCAAGCTCGTAGCCGCCCTTGATGAGCAGCCTGATCGTGTTCAGCGCGTGCAGGGCCTTCGACCGGCGGTGGTTGATCTCGTCCTGGATCGGCCGCAGGTCGCGCGTGATGCTGTAGCGGTCGTTGTCGTGGTCGACGTTGGCCGAGAACAGGATGAACCGGCAGAAGGTGCGACCCTTCTCGTCCAGGAACGGGGAGACGCCGCGGGCAAGGTCGAGGTCGCCGCAGTAGAACTGCCATAGCCACTCGCCGTGCCGCTTGTACCAGTGCTCGACGAGGCGGACGTGCTTCGCGCCCTGGTTCGACCAGCCGACCTGCCGCTGCCGGTCCGTGTCGACCAGTGCATCGAACGCGCCGCTGCCCGACGCCGTCTTGAGCGCCTCGGCGTGCTCCGGGAACATGCCCTGCGCCTGGTCGAGGCTGACCCACTTCGCCACGCCGAAGAATCGGCTGTCGGAGAAGTCCTCGCGGCTGGAGCGCGGGTCGTAGAAGACCGTGTCCGGCTCCAGGTAGTGGATGCCGATATCCGGGTCGCCCTGGTCGCCGCCCTCGATGGACAGCTCAACGCCGGCCATGGGCTCGATCGCCCCGTCCTTCGCGATGAAGGGCGTCAGCGACTTCCACTTCTGGGTTTCCAGGACGTCGTTCAGCACGGCCGTCGCGACATCGGCGCCGGCTTGGTGCTGCGGCGTGCGCGGGAAGGCCTTGGGATCCTGCCGCAGGCGCTCAATCAGGCCGACCGTGCCGTCCACCTTGCGGCGGATGAGGTTGTAGACGACCGGCGGCTGATTCCGCTCGCGCAGGGCAGCCAGGATGTGCGGCGCGATCTGGTCGCCGTGATAGTACCGGCGCGCCTGCTCGGCCTCGTCCCGCTCGTTCCGTTTCACCGTCTCGTAGTCCGAGAGCTGGGTGCGGAGCGTGTTGAGCGGCAGGAAGTCCGGCTCGTCGTCCGAGGTGGCGGGCGCCATCGGCGCCGCAGTCGCGGCCATCAGGTACGCCTCACTGCGTCGGGTCGGCGGCGAAGAGATTGACGCGGACGCCCGACGCCGAGCCTCCGAAGATGTCGAAGCTGATGAGCGCGCCCAGCGCGACGAGGGTCGCCGGCAGGGTCCGGGAGCGCTGCGCCTTGATCGTCACGGCCGTATGGGTGTCCTGGCCGCCGGCCGAGGTGAACGTCCGCCCCGTGATCTGGACGACCACGGGCGTGCCGGTGTCCTCGACCATGTAGGAGATCGGCGGCAGCGCGCCGGAGGCGACGACGATCGGCCGGGCGAAGGTCCACGTGGCGGTGCCGTCCGCGGCCGTCATCAGCACCGTGCGCTGGACGCGCGCCGCGTGGGTGTGATCGGCGCGCGCGTAGGCCACTGAGGCGCCCGTGGCGCCGTCCAGAGCCGTCGCTGGTGGCGTCAATGCGCTCGGCTGCGGCTGCGAGGCCTGGATCGCGCTCTGCACCTGATCGGGCGTCGCGTACTGGCCGGGCGCGACAGGACCGGCCGAGTAGCCGGCATAGGCCATGGACGCGATGATGACGGCCTGCGTGAACAGCGCCGCCTGATAGGCCCTGATGAAGCCAGGCCGCATCACTGGATCTCAAGCCGCATCGGGGTGTTGGCGACCCGGCTGCCGTTGCCGCCCGCGAAGCTCAGATCGGAAGCGATGTAGACGCTGAACGTCGACGTGCCGGCGCTCAGGGCGAAGAGGAGCACCTTGTTGGCGGTGGGCGACCACCCGGTGCCCCAGGTGTCGTATTTCGCCACCATGCCCGCCGGAAGGCCGACCTGAATCGGGCTCGTGCCGGCACCGTTGGTGGTGATCGCCTCGTCGATCGCGAGATCGAGGGTCTTGCCCGTGAGCTGATACCGCGAGTTCGAGGTGCCGCGCGTGGTGATCGCGGTCCCGTTCGCGGTCAGCGTGGGCGTGTAGCTCGTCCACGGCCCCGCGGGCACGGCGAGCGGCGTGTAGGCCGCCGGCAGGAAGACGAGCGCGAGCGCGACGAGCGGCGCGAGCAGAGCGTGACGCATGGTCAGTGCTCCCGAACCGTCAGGGCGCAGGAGCCGGAGGCCGCCATAGCCGACATGGCACCGGTCTCAACGAAGCCCGGCTCGCTGGCCATGTAGGCGCCGGCCGCGATCTGAAAGTTGCCGGACCCTGCCGCCGCCGAAGCGGTGCCGTCGAAGTTGATCCACACCGCGACGGTGCAGTCGTTCTTGATCTTCCAGCCCTGGCGGCCGGTGTTGGCTGCCATCAGGTTTGCGGCCGTTGTGGTGACGGTGGCCGACCGGTTCGTGCCGGCCGAGCGCTGTGTGGTGAAGCCAATGACGTTGCCGCCCGCCGGGGTCGCGGCCGTGTTCTGGACGGCGAAGGTGCCGGCGTTCGTCACCGCCTGCGAGGCCGGGAAGTTGCCGACCGAGACCGTGCCGCTGATCGGCTGTGTCACGCCCGAGCCGTCGACCTTCCAGGCATTCGCTCCGGCCGCCCCCTGCGCGACGGTCCACGTCCCGCTCTGAGTGACCGCGACGGTCCCGTTGAGCTTGTCACGGAGGGCCTTGAGGAGCGCGACCTGCGAGCCATTCGCGCCGGTCGCCGTGGCCGCGGTGTCGCCCGATGCGCCGATGCTGGCCAGCAGGTTCGACAGGATGGCGTACTGGCCCTTGCCGAGGGCGACGTTCCCGGCGTTCCCCGAGCCCGTGTATGCGGCATCGGCCGGCGCACCGAGGGCCGC